ATCAACTCCAGCGTCAGTAGTAAATGTAGGAACACCAGAAGCAGCAATATTAAACTTAACATTACCTAGAGGTGTAGATGGAATAATTGGAGGCCCAGGACCATCTAATGTTCTTTCAATAGGAACTGTTGAGTCTGGTGTAAATGCAGATGCAACTATATCTGGCACAAGTCCCTCACAAACTTTAAATCTTGTTTTACCACAAGGGCCTGTTGGCCCAGCAGGACCACAAGGAATACCAGGGCCAACTACACTAGCAATTGGAACAACAACAACTGGTGCAGCTGGAACAAATGCTTCTGTCACAAATACTGGAACCGCTACAAATGCTGTATTTGCTTTTACAATACCTAGAGGCGCAACTGGATTAACTGGAGCACAAGGCCCACAAGGAATCCCTGGATCTAGTGCAACTATTGATCCAGTACCTACAACTATTTCATTAAATATTCCAACAACGTCTGGATATGGAGTAAACTCAAACTGGTACCCACTTGCAAATAACTTGTACTCAATAGGACAGCCAATAGATGCGGGTGCTGGTGTAGCATCAAATAGATTTTGGAAAACTATATACTCTAACACTGGAACAATAAATACTTCTGATGAAAGACTAAAGACAGATATTTTTTCTTCCGACTTAGGATTAGATTTTATAAACAATTTAAATCCAGTAAAATATAAATTTATTGAGGGCGGGAAAGAATTAGTAGATGGAGACTTAGTTTCACTTCCTGGAACAAGAACTCATTATGGACTTATAGCTCAGCAAGTAAAAGAAGCTTTAGATGAATCTGGAGTAGAAGACTTTGCTGGCTGGGTAAAGATTGATATGTCTGAAGAAGATTCTATGCAAGGATTAAGATACGATCAATTTATTTCACCATTAATTAAAGCAGTACAAGAGCTTACAGCGAGAGTTAAAGCACTAGAAGAGATTTAAGACATGTCATATAAATATACTGTCTTAAAAGATAATCCAGTTGCATTTTTTTTACTAGATGAAGTTCGTTCTGGAGAAGTTGGCGTATACAGCAATTTAACAACTCTATATTCAACATATCAAGATTTAAAAGATAATGGCGTATCATATGCTGCTGTAAGCGGGCTACCAATAATTGATTACACTGGAAATTCAATGGAGGGCTATGCAATTAATACCTCAGATATGGAAGTTCTTCCTATTATTGGGGCGGGAGTAAGAGGAACAGAGATAAATGAAAATGCACAGATAAGCCTAAAAGCCCTAGGACTTGGTATGAATAGAAATCCAGATGGCCCATTCTCATTTGAAATATGGTTTAGTCCAGCCAAAGATGACAATGCCGAATATATTATTCTAGGAGATGCTGCCAATTCAATTGGTCTATTCTATAAAAATGAAAATATTATTTTTAAATGTAGTCCAACACAGATGGTTTGGCATAAGATTACAAAAAATAAAGCTATGCATGTTGTAGGTATGTTTTCTAAAGATACAATTTCACTTTATGTCGATGGAAAAATTGTTTCTGAAAGTCCAGTTGTAGATAGCTTTAAATTTACTAATTCAAGCTTAAACCTATCCTTGGGACCAGCCAACTCAGGCAAAAAATTTATTGTTGATTCAGCAGCAATATATGCCTATGAGCTAGAAGAAGCAAAAATATTAAATCATTATCTGTCGGGATACAAAGAGACAAAGTACTCACAAATTGTTTATTCAAATAATGGAATTCTTTTTTCATTAAACTCGGCATCAGTAAGACCAGACATTTCATATAGGTATCCTGGAATAAAAGCACTAGAAGAACTTGCTTCTGGAGATGCATATTATAACTCAGAATATAACAGAATTGAGTTTGAAGAAACAGATGCCGTAGAAACAAAAACATTTTCTTTTCAAGAAAGACTGTATATATCAAATCCAGAAGATATTGTTTCTTCTAGAATTTGCTATGGGCAGGATGTAGATAATATTTTGGTTGAAATACAAATCCCAAATCAGCCATGGGTAGTTTGCAAAAATAATTCTCCGATGCCATACTACAACAAAAACCAGAACTCAGGAAGCCCAATACTAGATATAAGGGTAACAATGACTACACAAGATTCATCCTTTGACCTACCTTATTTTGATAAGTTAGAAATTGATATGTATTCAAATAAAGATTTTTATGCAGATAATTCTGGATCAAAAATATACTCAGCATACGACTATGCAGTAGGACAATACAATTACCCAGTAAGAATGCAAAATAAATACAACGGACTGTCAATGCATTCTGGCCATGGGTTTTCTGTAGATCTTTCTATTCAGCCAAGAACAATAGAGATGTTTTTTACTCCAAGGGGTGGACAAAATGTATTATTTTCTTCAGCATCCTCATCAATTAAATGGGCGGCTAACGGATTAATAACAAAAGCTGGAATTTCTGCCATATACGTAAATGGTATAAATAGGACATCAGAGACTAATGTATCGACATTTTTGCTAAATGATGTTGCCCATCATATTATAATTGTATTAAATCAGCCAGCCTTAAATATTAAGTTTAATCAAAATCAATTAGATACAGAATATGGAACTTCAAACCTATATAACAACATAGCTTTTTACGAGAAAGCATTTACATCCGCAGAAGCAATAACTAACTACAGGCTTTATTGCTCAGATAACTCAAAGGTTATAACTGACCCAGGAGTAACTATATCTGAAAGTGTCCATGGTCAGGATGGAACACCATATTTCATAAGGCAATTTGACTAGTAGGGTGCACAATTTGCAACAAAAGTGTATCAGGCTGGCATCAAGACTGGACTTTTACTAAGAATAATGATAAACTGTTTAACATATGGACATCTTAAACCAAAAAAGCCAGGTAATCGAGGAAACCACTCTCGGAATATACGTATGGGAAATGCCAGACGGACGCTGGATTGGTGACGACGATGGCAACTTTCTTTCAATAACTTCTAAAAAAGGAAATCGTGCCCGCATGGCTTTGCTGGCGGATGCAGTAAGACACTATGGAATTTATGAGGGACAGCCTAAGTTTTTGTCTGGAAGAAGAAAAATTGATGATGAAGAGTTTGAATATCAAAACCAAAGACTTAAGTGGGGACTTACACCAGACCCGCTTGACATAGGCGAATACAAAGATTCAGTATTGCGAGGGGGATCAGTAACATGACACAATTCTTAGAAGATGGCCCAGAAGATACATATGAGGTATCAGTAAAAAATAGCTCAGATCTTTTTTCATTTAAGAAAGAAAAAGAGCATGTTGACCCGTTTGCAATTGGAATAGATGAACTTAAAAAAGTAAGAGGGCTCGGCACCAATTTTAAAAGAAAAGTAAACAGAGATTTTGCAAAATCATTTACTGGTAAAGATGGTGCAGCAACACAACAGAATCTTCTTCAGCAGGCTGTAACTGGATATGCTATGTTCGACCTTGTGCAGCCAGTATATAACCTAGAGTATTTGTCTCAAATTTATGAGGTATCAACTTATAACTATGCTGCAATCAATGCAAAGGTAGCAAATATAGTTGGACTAGGGTACTCATTTACTGAAACTAGAAAAACTAATGATGCTATAGACGCAATAACAGATACAAAGCAATTAGAAAGAGCTAGACGTAAGCTTAATAAGTTAAAGCAGGACCTACAAGAGTGGCTCGACACTACTAACGATGAAGATACATTTACTGAAACTTTAATAAAAGTTTACACTGATTTAGAAGCTACAGGTAATGGCTATATTGAAATTGGAAGAACAACAGCAGGAGATATAGGATATATTGGACATATCCCAGCAAAGACAATGAGAGTAAGAAGACTTCGTGATGGATTCATGCAGCTGCTTTATGGCAAGGCTGTATTTTTTAGAAACTTTGGAGATTTAGATACACCCAACCCAATTGGTGATGTTGAGGATCGTCCAAATGAAATCATTCATCTAAAGAAGTATACTCCGATGAACAACTATTATGGAATACCAGATATTGTTGCTGCACAAATGTCATTGGCTGGCAATGAATTTGCTGGAAGATATAACCTAGATTACTTTGAGAATAAAGCGGTACCAAGATATATTATTACAGTAAAGGGAGCAAAACTTTCTCCAGAGTCAGAAAGAAAGTTGCTAGAATTTTTCCAGGTTGGACTAAAGGGGAAAAACCATAGATCACTTTATATCCCGCTTCCAGCGGATACTCCAGACAACAAGGTTGAATTTAAAATGGAGCCAGTTGAAGCTGGAGCTCAAGAATCATCATTTAATATTTATCGACAATCTAATAGAGATGAAATACTATTGGCTCACCGTGTGCCAATTAATAAAATTGGAACTCCAGAAGGAGTTAATTTAGCGGTTGCAAGAGACGCAGACAAAACATTTAAAGAGCAGGTTTGTCGTCCAGCACAAATGAGACTAGAAAAAAGAATTAATGCAATAATTGAAGAAAAGACTGACGCCCTAAAAATTAAATTCGAAGAGCTGACATTAACTGATGAAGACACGCAATCTCAAATAGATGAAAGATATCTTAGAATGCAGGTAATTACCCCTAATGAAGTTAGAATTAAAAAAGGTATGATTCCAGTGGAAGGCGGAGATGAAATGGTAGATCTAAGGCCTCAGCAGGCAGCTGACCAAAAAGCAACGGCTGGGAAAACTAGAGCCAGAGATTCAGAAAGATCCGCAGCCTCTTCCGATAAAGTCGGAGAAGGAAGAAATGCAAAAGGCGACGGAAGCAGAGTTGACTAAATCCAATCAACTGCGATTTGCCTTTTTAGATAGATAAGTATAAAATTAAGCATATGAACATAGAAAAAAGTCAGTGGTCTTCTGACGGCCAAAACCTTCATTTATCTGTTCCTTTTACAAAAGTAAACAGGGAGAATAGAACCGTGTCTGGATTTGCAACTCTAGATAATGTAGATCAAACTGGTGACGTCGTAACAGCAGAAGCAAGCCTAAAGGCATTTGAAGCATTTAGAGGAAATCTTAGAGAGATGCATCAGCCACTTGCAGTTGGCAAAGTAGTTTCATTTAAGCCAGAGACTTACTACGATCAAAAATCAAAAGAATTTTATAATGGAGTTTATGTAACTTCATACATATCAAAGGGCGCACAGGATACTTGGGAGAAGGTTCTTGATGGAACTCTTTCTGGTTTTTCAATTGGCGGAAAGATTAAAGATTCAGATAATGAAATAAATAAGGCAACAGGAGAGTCTGTTCGTTTTATTAAAGAATATGACTTAGTAGAACTTTCAATTGTAGATTCACCAGCAAATGAAATGTGCAATATTATTTCAATAGAAAAAATGAATGGTCAACTTATTTTTAAAGGAATGGCAGCAGATGTTGTCACAGAAAATATTTTTTATTGCGAAGATAGCGACTCTGTTTTCATCTCGACAGACAAGACATACTCATCTCCAGTTACTGGTAAAGAGGCTACGCTAATTGGATGGGTTGAAAGCTCAGACATAAACAAATCAAAAGAGATAGATAAAGTTCTTGCTTCATTCAAGAAGTCAAGAGTTACGTTGCCTGCAACACAAACAATAGCAAAACAGGCAAACGCACAAGGAGGTAATGAAGTGGAAAAACTAAACGTACACGGTACAGATCCAGTAGTTGCAGAAGCACCAGTTGCAGAAGCACCAGCTGCTGAAGAAGTTGTCGTCGTTGAAGAGACCATGGTTGAGACTAACGTCAAGGCCGTCGAAGATGCACCAGCTGCTAAAGCAGAAGATGCAGACTCTGCTTCTGTAGATGTCTTTAAGTCAGTAGACGCAGATGCGTCAGCTGCAGTTGAAGGACAAGAGCCTGATTTTGCAAAAATGTTAGTAGACCTAAAGGGATTCTTTGCAGATACTCTTAGCAAGGCTACAGAGGCAAATGCATTACAGGTTTCTGAAATCAAAGAAACTGTAGAGACTTTTAGCAAGGGCTTAAATGCTCAAATCACAGAATTAGCAGAAAAGCACAGCGCACTTAGTGCAGCTGTAACAGAAATAAAGGGCACCATTGATGGTGTTCAAAAGCGTGTAGATGCCGTAGAAGGCGATACAGCAATTAAGAAGTCCTCAGACCTCGGCGGGTCTGCGGTACAAGCAGTAAACAAATCAAAATGGAACGGTTCTTTCCTCGGTTCCGTAAACGAAATATTTAACTAGGGTAGGTGAAATAATATGAGTAATGAAACATTAGAGAAAGCAATCGCAGCTGGTACAACAGCTACAGGTACTTTCGCATCAACAACTGGTGGAGATGGAATTCACACTGCGTCTGAAAATGGCAATGGTGGTCTTCTCAACCCAGAGCAATCAGCTCGTTTCCTAGACTATATGTTCGACGCAACCGTAATCGGAAAAGTCGCACGTACAGTTAGAATGAAGTCTGACACAACAGAAATTGATAGAGTCGGAGTAGGCGAGAAGCTTATGAAGCTCGCAACAGAAGGTGACAACACTGGCACAAACGCAGCAGTCACATTCTCAAAGATCTCTCTCACAACAAAGAAGCTACGTCTTGACTGGGAGCTCTCAACAGAGTCACTAGAAGACAATATCGAAGGTCCAGATCTAGAAGACCACATCGCACGTATGATGGCAACTCAGGCTGGTAACGATATTGAAGACGTTCTACTTAACGGTAACACAGCACTTTCATCAGATGCTCTTTAC